TTATTTGTAATCGGCGGTTGGTTTCTTGGATTTGCCCGCAAGTGCAAGCTCGATGAGGCGGCGAATTGCCTGCGGTCGAGTGAACGAGATGTCTTGCTTGAAATCCATACGTCCAGACTCGCAAGAAGGGGCCGCTGTATAGCCGTGTTTCGGTGATTACCGGCGGCGGCAAAAGGGTCGAGATCGCTACCCATGCCGATCCGCGCTATCAGCACCTCATTGTCAGGGCTGAGCGAAAGTTCTAGCGCTGCGTCGAGAGTGGCGAGCCACCGAGCTTATTCGGCGTGGAAACTCCAAAAGCACGGATCGAGGCCGTTCGGGTCGTTGATATGAGCGCTTCGAACTGGTCGGTCTGCCGGATTGCGCACCCCAGTCAACGTTTTCGAAACCTGAATAACTTTACGAACTGGTATTTGCAGACAGGTGCCGGTACCCGCCCACCGCTTCGCGAAACACGAAAGGTGATGTGCTCTTAGGGACGGCAAGAGTGCTAAATCTTCTTGAATCTCACGTCGCGAGATACTACTTACTTTGTGTAGTTAGCGCGCTCCGACGCGCCGCCTTGACCTGAGCGTACCGCCTAAAAATAAATCGAGAGTTCCGACTGGAAGGTCTTCCTTGCGCAGCAATGCGCCGGGCGGGCTTTTTTGCGTTCGCTCGGCGTTCAAGACAAAGGATACTGAACTTGGACACTTCAAGAAAAACGGCGGTGAAGATTCCGCATATCGAGAAGGCGCGGACATCAAAAGTCGCGTTTGACATAAGCGATCGCGATCAGGTCGAAACGGAACATGTTGGTGCTTCGTATTTCCTCGAAAGCCACGACTTTGCTCGCGGTGTCGAGGATGTACGCGCCGGGCGTCCTCCCCGTTTCGATGAATACGCCTGGGATCAAGGCGGCATGCCTGCGACGGACCGCCAGTGGGCGTATGAGAAAGGCCGGCAATTCGCAACAATTGCGCCCAGATCGATGCCTCTGCGTATCAACGGCAAGCTCAACCTCGACGCGTTGCGGCTGTTAGTGACGGCGATCAATCGCGGAGACATAACGCCTTGAAGAAACGTCGCCCTAACCGCACTCTGGCGGTCATCAAAGACGAACTCGAGATTGTGCTGAAGCGCGAGACGATGGACATCATTGCCATCGGTGGTCTGCTGATTGAAGCCAAGGCGCAGGTCAAACACGGCTTATGGCTAAAGTGGCTAACTGAGAATTTCTCACTGTCGAAATCGAGTGCCGAGCGCTACATTAAGCTGCACAAGGGGGCGGCCAAAATCCCAAACTTTGGGAATTTGAAAATCCGACCGTCGCTTCTCGATAAGCTAATTCTGTATCCACCGAAACGCTCTTTTCCGCCCGAGGTGCAAGCAGCGATCTTTAAAGAAGCGGAAAGAAAGTGGGTTGACCTGACGCGGGCTTACCAACTTGAGCACCAGATTAAACGTGCCGAGAAGGCGGCCTATAACCGCGACATCGAGGCCATCGAGGGGGAGGAGAAACGTGAACGAAAAATCCCAGAGGCTGTTTCCCCTTGGGTGTCGGAACCTGGGCCGCCGCTGTCTGAACTCCCGCCGACATCCACAGAACCCGCGCCACCACTGCGGCCATGTGGGCAGTCATTGATCTTGATGTTCCAGCAAGCCGTCAAGCTACTCAAGGCTCTAGCCACCAAACCGGCGGCGAAATTCATTGATGCCTGCATACCAAACGATTTGCAGATAGTCGCTGATTTTTTGAAAGCGGTCGCGACCGCAAGTAAGAAAGCGGATCGGTCAGACAAGATTGACGTGAGGAAGGATGGCGTTATCTGACGAAATCAGCTTTGGGATTAGGCGTGTGGCACAAAATACTAGCTTTTCTTCTGCTGCCCCTTTCGTAGCCGTACGCCGGGGCCGCCGCCGCTCTTGTCGACTAGTTCAGAATCGGTCGAAGGCTAACTTGCCTTGCTTTTAGCCTCATCGTCGCTTTTTCTTAGCTAGCCGAACACCGATTCCGGCGATCTCGTCACCGGTGATGAACAGAACGCCGGCTTTTTCGAACGCGCCTTGAATTCGCATCACGGTCGAAACGTTTCCGGAGATTGGGCTGCCGCCTTTTTCAATACGGCGGATAGTGGCCGTGCCTACACCCGAGGCCTTTGATAGCTCATCCTGACGCCAACCAAGAAGAGCCCGAGCAGCTCGTATTTGCGCTGGTTCCAGCATTCGAAGCAACCGTCCTGGCGGACTCTATCCGGCCTTGACAACCGTGCCAAAACGATCGATTATCGATCAATAATATTCTCGTAACGCTATAAAATGATCTATTTGAGGAGACAAATCTTGCCGTCAGAATCGAAAGACGTGAGTTGCAGCGACCGCCGCACCCTCATCGGCGGCTCCGACGCGCGGATCATTATGGGCGGCGACGAGGCGGCTCTAATACGGCTGTGGCGGGAAAAACGAGGCGAGCTCGAGCCGGAAGACCTGTCGGGCAACCTCATTGTTCAGCTCGGCCTCGCCACGGAGGACCTTAATCGTCGCTGGTATCACGCCAATACTGGCCAGGTCCTAACGGATGTCCAGCGGCAGATCCGACACCCGACATTAAGGTGGATGGCGGCCACTCTGGACGGCCGGGTTGAGGCCACGGAAGCGGTTTTCGAGGCCAAATTCATGCTCCCCTGGTCGTTCTCAGAAGTAGGCGCCGCCGAGAAATATATGCCACAGCTGCAACATAATATGTGGGTGGTCGCGGCAAGAAGCGCCGTGCTTTCGGTGATCACCGGCGGCGGCAAGTGGGTCGAGATCGAAACCCATGCCGATCCGCTCTATCAGCACCTCATTGTCACGGCCGCGCGAAAGTTCTGGCGTTGCGTCGAGAGTGGCGAGCCACCGAGCTTATTCGGCGTGGAACCGCCAAAAGCACGGATCGAGGCCGTTCGGGTCGTTGATATGAGCGATTCGAACTGGTCGGTCTGCCGGATTGCGCACCCCAGTCAACGTTTTCGAAACCTGAATAACTTTGCGAACGGTATTTGCAGACAGGTGCCGGTACCCGCCCACCGCTTCGCGAAACACGAAAGTTGATGTGCTCTTAGGGACGGCAAGAGCGCTAAATCTTGTTGAATCTCACGTCGCGAGACCTGAGCGTACCGCCTAAAATATAATCGAGACATTTGCAGATAGTTGCTGATTTTTTTAGAAGCAGTCGCGACCGCAAGCAAGAAAACGAATCGTTCCGACATTTAGGTGTGGCCACAATATACTAGCTTTTCTTCTGCTGCCGCTTTCGTAGCCGTACCCCGGGGCCACCACCGTTCTCATCGATGAACTCGACCCCTGCCGCTTCGAGGGCGCGGCGGATCGCCAAATCGTTTGCGATCGTCAGCGAGGTCTCGCTCTCCTTCAGTTCAGCGCGACGGATCGTGGCGACGCTTAGGGCAGACGCCGCCGCAAGTTCATCCGCCGTCCAGCGGATGAGTGAACGAGCGGCACGTATCTGTGCGCTGGTTAGAGCCCGGCTGGCCAGTTGACTCTCCGCATAGCTAATGCTAGTTTTAAGATCACATGAGTTTTAAAGAAACATGAGCGATTCGACCTAGCAGACGCCATTCGGACCTCCACAGGAAGGGATGAAAGACATCGTGTGGAAAAAGCATTCGAAGGACCGCCGTTACTACATCGGCGGCTCCGACGCTCGGGTGATCATGGGCGATGACGAAGCGGCTCTGATCCGGCTTTGGCGGGAGAAGCGGGGCGAGGTCGAGCCGGAGGACCTCTCCGGCAATCTCATCGTCCAGCTCGGCCTGGCCACCGAGGAGCTGAACCGGCGCTGGTATGAGGCCAATACCGGCAAAGTCCTTATCGACCTCCAACAGCAGGTGCGACATCCGACGCTCCGCTGGATGGCCGCCACCCTCGACGGCCGGGTGGAAGCCACCGGGGCAGTATTCGAGGGCAAATTCATGCTGCCATGGTCGTTCTCGGAAGAGGCGGCGGTTAAGAAATACACGCCGCAGCTGCAGCACAACATGTGGGTGGTTGCGGCTAGGACCGCGGTGCTCTCGGTGATTACCGGCGGCGGCAAATGGGTCGAGATCGCTACCCAAGCTGATCCGCTCTACCAGCACCTCATTGTCACGGCCGAGCGAAAGTTCTGGCGTTGCGTCGAGAGCGGCGAGCCTCCTCGCCTCTTCGGCGTTGAGCCACCAAAACCACGAATCGAAGCTGTTCGGGTGGTGGATATGACCTCCTCAAATTCCTGGGCGGATTTTGCTGGAATCTTCCGCAGCACCCGACAAGCCTTTCTGGACCATGAACGGTCTAAGGCGGAATTAAGGGCCTTGATGCCTGAGGATGCCAAGGAGGCGACCGGCCACGGGATCCGTGCCAAGCGCTCCAAATCCGGCGCGATCAGCTTTGATCTCCATGAAGTGGACGGCAGCGATGCAGCGCTCTAGTGAGAGTATCGGCACGATTGCTGCGGCATTGGCCAAAGCCCAAGCCCAGCTCGTCAATCCGGAGAAGTCGTTGGTGGCCACTATCCCGGCAGATAG